CTCGTGAGTCGCTGTAACACAGCTGGAACTAAGCCACCATAGGCCGCGTGCTAACGGCCTACCAAAGAATATTAGCGTGGTACCCGACGCGCCGAAGCGCGTAACAGAGAGTCTTGGACTGGGTTATCACGTCTTGAGTTGCCAAAAGCCGATTTTGCGTAAAGCGTTCGATATTTTGGTAGAATCCATGGGCCCGATCCACCCTGGTTCGGAAGGGCGATTCCGTCACTTGCCGAGCCTCTCACCGTGGGTCCGTGTGATAAGACTACTAAGTTCGACCCGCGAACGGCCATGTATAAAGTCCCTAGTACTTATTAAGGCCCTCAGATGTGTTTCCAGCGAGTCCAAGTCTAATTTAATATCGGGAGTTAACAACTTCCATTGCAACCGAACCAATAGTCGACCAGACACGTGAGGAACATTTCACTCAGTCCTGAGAAGTCGCATCAGATCCGCTTCCGTTTTGACGGACCGGAGACGGTGTCTTGGTGAGGGGATTCAATCGCCCAATTCCTTCTCCAGCTTTTCAAGGAGCTTCTCTTTTCTTGCGTCGTCGTATCAGACAAGGTTCGGGTGATCGGGAGTTGGCCACCACTCTGGAAGCTTTCACGATACAGGGGCCGAGGCTACCCCTTTGCCAGTACGGTAGTATTTTGGTATTAGGTTAAGCTTAGGCCACGCAAGATGCCAAAACGCTCGTTTGAAGTGCTTCAGCGGCACGGAGCATTTGAACAGCGTGGGGAGGCAGGTGTGGTGAATACCTCATTTGACATTCCAATATCTGGTTACGTGAGCAACAACATCAGCAATTAAGTGCCATGACGTTAGTTGGATTTCTTCGAGAAGATCAGGGGTAAGCGGCGTTATTACACGTCCGCGAGACACCAATTGCTTGGCGAACTCGCCCGAATTAATTCCTTTCGGTAAATCTGGCGCATAGGATTTAGCAAGGGAAATTAGAACCCCTAAGAGCACGGTCATTATGCGGTGGTACTCCGTAGCGAGCACCTCGTTGGCAATAACAATGTCATCACCAAGGATTGCGTACTGACCATCCGGATCTATGCCTAATCTTCAAGCAGCGTATCTCACTATCATATGGTGCGCAAGCGCAAAGACCGCTCAAGACGAGTAGATACCCATGGGTTGACCTGTCTCGTAACGACAATATTTTGACATAGCCTCAATCTGGGCCTCGTCATCGTCGATGTAGGACCAGGAGCGCATGATGTCCGTTCATGCTTTCCCGACTTCGCGGGAGAACAATCCACATACTAAGTATGTTTGGACCCATAAAGGGAAACGGTCAGTTGCGCTGGTCAAGTCGTATGAATATACGGGTCGGCCTTCCTTGTGTCAGCGCTTCAGTAAGTCGCTAGCCTCCTTGTGGCGGTATGTATAGTCCTCCGGAATCCTACGAAGCAGGTCCATGCAATATGTGTGGATAGGGTATAAACACCACTGGATTCAATAAGAGCCACAAGTGAAAGTCCTAGTTTTCCCTCCGCGATCGGGTGCAGACGAAGTCCGCATAAATCGCCAATCGGAGACGGGAGGACGGGTGGCAAGCCGTTTCATTCTTGTAAGTAAATCATCAACGTATTCGGGACCTCCAAAATACCTTGTGATCTCCAACACACCAAGGGCGACCGGGTGCGCATGGATGTATGAAAACAAGAAGACTCACGAGTCGGCCCCAACGGAGTCAATGCACGGCATGTTTCACACGCCCTTCTTATAAAGGAACAAGTCCTTGGGTGGCCTAAACCTAGATAATCCTAGGCTTCGGATTCATGGCATGAAGGAGGACCAGAAATACTTAGGGAAATCCCCGGGTAATCCCTTGCCACTCCATTTACCGGCGATACTGGCAATGTCGGTTTCGGGACTAACACGGATTAGCATGTACGTGGCCAAGAGCGATAGGGCCATCACCCGCTTCATTCGCGAGCTAGTAAGCCATTCCGTGATTACCCTGAGACGTAACGGCATTTGCGTTTTCACGCAGCTGCGCGTCCAAATTGGGTACTCCACAAAGTCATCGCGGTAGCCGAATGCGACCCGTTTTCCTTGCGAGAAGAATGCCTTTAGCATTTTCGCTGCTTGGCGTATGCCGTGGGCACCGACAAGTCGGTCAACCTCCGCAATATACACACGGGCCATATGGTCAAACCTAGCACGCGCCCGTCCTCTTACGAGGGCGGACAGTATTGTAACTGCCCTAGATATCCGATCGACGATCGGAGTGGAGGCCTTACTGGAATTTTCCTTTCCAGGATTGCCCTTTTCTCTAGTTCTGGTTGCTTTCTGTTTGTGCGTAACTCCTATAGGCTTGAATAAAGTTGATATAAATTTATGAATGTTAAATTTCATTTTAGCAGGAATAAGTTTTGTTCAACACCGTTCGAGATGCCTGGGTATGGGGAGACCTTAGTCCAATGAAGCTCCGCCGGGGGGCTAGCCCAACGGCACTGGATGGTTCCTCTGCCGCAATCCAAACATTCTAGACAGATCACTCTGCCAAGGCGCACACTGGGCACTCAGTGCGGCTAATAAGCGCCGTCGACTCGCGCCTGCGCGCCATCCTATTTTACCGACAAATCGGCAGTTATAGTCAAGCACGGGGGGGACGCGAGCCTAAGGCAACCCAACCCTAGTCCGTGGATGTCAACCCACAGATTTAGACCGAAGTCCAACGATTCTAACGTTCGTCAGGGAGGGCAGCATATGCTCTCAGAGACGGAGGTGGTGCGTATCGTCACTCGTTGTTGTCTCTTGCCTACGCCGGAGATTGTGTTTTAAGTGAGGCTATTCTCAATGCCACACAGGACCCACTCGTCAAGTGGGGC